AGAGAGATTATTCAATATATGACTAACATAAAGCGTAAGTTTGAAGTTACAGTTGGAAGAACTGCTGGAACAGATGAGAAAGGTAACAATGTAATGGGATATTCGGAGAGGGAATAATGATGATGGATAAGACCAACGAATTATTAGAGGAATTGCTCGCTATGATAGCAAAATCAAATAAGATATTGATGATGGTAAATATCGTAAACATAGCAACCATCTTAACAATAGTAACGGTGATAGTATGAATAAAATAAAACAATTAGAAGAGACTGTAGA